GGGTTATGTGCCTATACCTAGTAACCCATCTAATGTAGATTTAAATGATGATAGCCAAAAAACAAAGGGTGCTAGAGACGACGGCAACCAAGAAGCAAGTGCGGCATTTTCTAGAGGTAGAAGAAGTTCATCATTAACTAATAATAGTAGAATGAATCTACAAAATGATATGTTATCGGGAGACTCTAAGTTTAGTATTTTAGGTCAAACTCCTGTACCTCCTACCCCTTCTTCTATGAGAGGTATAGAGGGTATGAGTGTTGATATAACGCCTATAAGTGGTACAGCATCCTTAACATCAGAAGGTTATATTTTTGCGGGTAAAGGATTACAAGGAGAAGATACATCTTCTATAACAAACCAAGAAGTATCGCTAGAAACATCTTTTGTAGTACCCGAAGATGTGTTAAGTAATAGGATAAAAGTAACTGCTTGTGTAAGCCATAGTGAGATTTTGTCAATTACAGATTATGCAATATTTTATGTAAGAACAGAATGTGTAGAGACAGGACAAATCATTGACACTACTGTAAATGTAAGAAGAGGACTAGACAAACAAACAATCACTTTAGTACCTACTACTCCACTAAAGGGTTTAGATACTATTGGTAATAATATTAAGATAACAATAACTAGAAAGCCAAACACAGGAAATGATACAGCAAACGAAACATCTGTTGTTTTACACAACATAGATGTAAAAATGCAAAGAGCAGCCGCACATACACCTTCTTCCTCTGCTAGATTTTCTACTCTTTCTTAAGTGGTACATCGTCTAGGTTATCTCTTAGGGCTAGTATATCTTGCGCTCTTTGTCTACCTACACCTTTGACAGCCATAACTGCTTTTTGTGTAGTCCTAAGTCTTAGTAGTTTAGGTATGCTACCAAACTCTTCTAACAAATCTTTAGCCATAGTGGGTGTTACTCCTTTTACGGAAGAAAGAAATGCGATACGGGGGTCTAACTCTCCTTTTTTTATAGCCCGTTGTGTATCTGAATCGTGATTTGAGAAAGCCATGCCTAGTTGGGTGTGATTTACTACCAACCACTCAACAAACTCATCCATAGTAGTCAATTCCATATACTTAATTTTAGGGAATCTTTGATGAAATGTCATTTTGAATTGAGTATTTACCTTTTTCATGCGAGCCATTTCCATAGCGATTTGTTTTGCTGACGGCCTACCGTTGGCTACCCAAGCCTTTAATTTAGTACCATAAACCACTAACACAGGGTTCTCATAATTATCCTGTAAGTCTCTCAACTGAGAAACGATAGTTCTATTGCGGCCAATACCAAGAATGGAACGATATAGGTCGTTAATCTCTTTAGCCTCCACACCCCAAGTACCCATAGCATAATCGGCACTCACCATTCTACATACTTTTACGTTATTTTCACCCATACGCATTAACAACTTATTAACTACTTTGGGATTTTCTCTATCGTCTACTAGTAACATCCTACCATCCTAATGTATGGTAGACCTCATCCTCTAATATAATGATGTGTGAATTACAATCACCACAGTACTTTTCTCTTGGAGTTTTTAGTGTCCAATCGTTATGACATATAGTGCAGGCTTCCATTTCTTTTTCCGTTAAACTAATTAGGTTCATCATTTTTATACTCTCCTTGTGCCGTCATCTCTCCAACAAGAGCCTTTACATCCTACATTAGCGGATAACCAAGAACAAGACGGTGGCTGTTCGTGGTCTATAATAGAAAACAATTGCATCCTAGACATACTAGGTTTGAAATCTCTCCAATTTAATTTTTCGATAAAAGCAACTGCTTCATCTACTATCTTTCTTTTGTCTGCCGTACTCAATGTTTTTGGGTCTGCAAACAACCTAAGATTCTCTACTAAGTGATACCCCAAAGCCAACCTAACAGGATGCTTAGGGTTTTCGTGAGTCATAGCGGAAGCAATACATGGAGGTATAGGTATTTGACCCGAAGAAGTTATCTCGCCATGAAATACATTACTATGTAGGTCTTTAGGTATGGGGTTGTTAGAAATCCATTTGACTATATCAAACTCGCTATCCACAGCCCTACCTCTAAATGGGTCATACACATCATACTCCCTGTTAGGTGTAGTAGGTATGTCATAATTCAACGGGTCTTTAACAAAATCCAACGTAGGTATATTTACAGCCCACTTACTTCTTTTTGTATTATATGTGTTGGGTATTCTTGTTAATTTTTGTGGATGCCCTACGCCGTCTAAAGTAGCCAAATCACTAGCCACACTCCTTTCATACCTGTCTATATGCCTAGCAATACTTGTACCGATTACAGGCCGCTTAAACATCTGATGTATATGAAACCCTCTACCTGTAAAGACAGTCCTTACATCACCCTCTAAGCGAGATATGAGCGTAGCGACATCATTCTTTACATCATCCATAGAACCACCTTCCTCAATATCAAAATCCCACCACGCTCTATCCATAATGACGCTCTCAACGTCATATTTCCAAGGTCTAATCGGGTCTTTTCTTTGGAAGGCATACAAAGATGTGTAGCAAGAGGCTTTACCATTTACTTTATCTATGTAGTCATCAAAACTTTTACGAGAAAAGCATTGTGAACGGCGAAGCCCAATCTCTCTCGGAAATAGAAGCATGATAATCACTCTTCTTTTACCGCAAAAGTATAGGTAGCACCGCAGGAACAAGCCAATAGAGTCATCAATTCCGGTTTATGCCCTTCCTCTCCTGTTACTCTCCAAACTTCTTCCTCGCCTTCCCAAGCATCCATTTCACCGCATGATTGACATATAATTTCCGGTTTATTCATCTATATTCCACTCCTTAATGCCGTTCAGTTCTGCCTCACAATCTAGTGAAAAATCACACCACATTGGACAGAAGTAATCATTCCAATTCATAGGCCATTGTTGGGAAGTAAGGGACTCAATAGTGTCATATAATGATTCCTCAAATAGTTTATACGACCTCTCTCTAAATGGCTCTAAAAGAGCAAAGCCCTTTTCAGCACCAATCCACATAGTCTTTCCTTTCTTGTCACCCTCTAGTAATAATTTATCATCTGCGTCATATTCGTAGTCGGGGCTAATGTATAAGAAGTGCGATACATCTTCGTAATCTAACTTTCTTAACATCCTAGTATAATACACCAATTCTTTTCTAGTCCTACCTAGTTTAGACATAGACATATTGCCTGTTTTCAATTCAACTAAAATTAATTTTCCTGTTTCGGGGTGTTTCAATACACCATCTATTAACCCCACCCATACAATAGGTTGCCCGTTCAATTCTTCATAGACTTCGTGCTTCACTTCCGCTTCTACTACCTCGAATCCACCAATGTCGTGCGCTATCTGATGTAATAGAATATTTAATGAATCAACTCCATCATCGTCTGCTACACCTTCTTGTTCTGCCGCTTCCATCAGCACGTCTGCACCGTCTAATAAACCTCTCTCCATAACATTATGTATGGCAACACCCCGAATCATCTCTTCTGTCGGGGGAACTCTAGGTATATCCGCTATGTACCTCCAATAGAATTGTCGAGGACACATCTTGTATGTCATAAAGGATGACTTACTAACTCTTAGTGAGCCTTTATCGCTAGGGTTATATGAAGAAAGCATGGTTTCACTCTTCTTCTACCTTAGCGTTATCCCAATCATCAATAGTCATTTGGTCTTTATCAAACAAATCTCCACCGCATGACGGACAAACATCTTCTAGTGGTATATTAGGCAATATAGGTCTGATAACTTCTTCCTTGCATGACGGACAAATCAATTTATCCATTTTACCCATGTCATTTAATAAATTATACAACATCATCTGTAATTTCATTACATCGTTACCCATGTACTGAATCACTTTTACCGTTTCCCGCATAAACATCTCTAAATCTTCGTCTTTCATATTATTCTCACCCTTGTATTACCGTTATAAACTTTACACCCAACTCATATCCGCTAGTCCATTTCTAGCATTCTCTAGGGGTTGAGTACTCCATCCTGCCAAATCAAAGTATGGTTTTATTTTTTTTATGACAAATCTATCTACCATAACCTTAGTACCTATGGTTTCTATACCCTCAACATCCTTTGGGTTGTCGAATGCTATATACTTACCATTTTCATTTAAGGTAACTAAAAAGAATGAGCCTTTCCTATATCCTTTACCTAGATATTCATTAGCCCAAGCCGCACCTGCTGATGAGCCGGACAATACCTTATATTGGCTTATATCTCTTTCTAATTTACCCTTCATACATAGGTCTATTGGGTCTGTTTCTCCCTTGATTACCGAATCTACCATAGTAGACAGTCTATCAGTTACAGCACACTCTTGTTCATTAGTTAATATTCCGGTAATAGTATCTAACATAGCAGCCTTCATCACAGGAGGCATTCTACTTTGTTTCATTTCAATACCTTTAACGTAAATGTTTGGTTCGTGATACTCACCATCAGTCCAAGTAACCATGCCTGTATATCTATTCTTAGCCACCATAATTATACGGGAACACCACTTCTCAAACTCGGTTACGATAGGGTGCATTCTTTCATTAATCAACCCTAACTTCTCTAACCCTTCTTCGGGTGTAGGTATAATACAGAATACAGAATCAGTATGTCCATAGATTACGTCAAAGCCTACATCTCTAGCATTCTCCATAAGTTGTCCTAGAGTCTCCCTAGAAGTGTAGGTAATAGCAGCCGCTATTTCGGGATGATACATACCAAACTTAGCATCTCCCGCTACACCATACATAGATGCAACTAAAGTCTTAGCAGCAAACTGCATACAATCCCACTTCTTTCTTTCATCTCCATCAGTCAAAATCATTTTCATCTTAAACTCATTTCTAAACTTAGTCATCAATTCCATTTGTCTTACAAGTAAACCTTTCTCACCATGTCTAAACTTAGAGCCGTTACCGCAGTCCACACCATTTTCATCTAGGGTGTCCCAACTGATATTATACTTAGCGGCATTAGAGTGGTACATAGCACGTATGTCCAAGATACCTACATTGTCGTACACTCCTGCTTCGACCTTAAGAATCTCAGCACCTTCATAATCCACCTTAGTGAATTGGGGCTGAGTAGGTATTTTTCTATCGAAGTCTTTATCTCTTAAAACTAAGTTAGTAAACATCTTAGTTATGAATGGCGTACTCTTAATCTCACATTGTACTATGTGTTGTAAGGCAGTATAGTAATCTAACGCATTTACTGCATCATCTAACTTCGGTAGTAGTCTTACGTCTTGTCTACAATAGTGTATGTATAAATCTCTATCTTCGTACCAAGATTCATCGTGTCCTTTCTCTAACTCTACTTTCTTTTCTCCTAATATTTCTTCTGCTACATCATTTAGTTTGTAAGAAGGTAGTTTTCCATTCTTCATTTCCCATAGTTTAGAAACAGCAAGCATCAAGTCTATACAATTCCTACCTACTATTGGTTGTTCCCAATCACCATACTCATATCTTAATCGCCTAAGTGGTGATAGGGCGTAGGAAGGTAGCCCACACGCTCTAGTACGCTCTACTATCTGTTTTATGTCAGCACCCACTACGTACCACCCCGTGATAATATCGGGGTCGCAATTCTTTAGTATTCTCATAAAATGTATGAGCATAGAACGCTCACTAGGAAAAGCCATAGCAGGTGTTTCATACTTGTATTCGCCTAATTCAGAATAAGGTACACCCTCTCCATCTTTCAAACCCTGCCCCGCAAGCGTTGACTCAACGAACCAAACATATTCTTTTCCGGTAAAATTATCATAGGCCACAATAACTCTCATGTGTCCTGTCGTTGGCGACCATTCACAATCTAAATACCATGTCCTATGTTTATAGTTAGGTATAGGTTCATTACCATCGTTTATGTAATCACAAAGAACCTTGTTAGTATAGGGTACATTCGCTTCCCAAGTAGAGCCTGCGTAAGATAGTTGTCTTACATCGTGAGGGGTAGCACAATAAACCTTAGTCAATGATTCACCATATAGACCTGTATAACCTGCTTCCGTTCTAACCGCTTCCGCTACGTAAGGTACATTCTCATCTTCCATGTAGCAGTAAGGCCAATAGCCTGTAATAGTTTTCTCGTATCTTTTACCGTCTTTATCTCTAGCCCTTATGAGAACATTTCTACCATTAGTTTTTTCTACAATCATTCCACATCATGCCTAAACATCTTAAGGTCATTACAATGTTCACATTCATATATTTCCGCATTGTCTATATGTTCCACGAAAACCCAAGAGAAAGTAGCGCCGCATCTTTCGCAGTCCGGCCAACGCTGTGTGTAATTAACCATTTCAATTCACCTTTCTTGCGCCCCTACTACGGGTATCAATGTTGTGGCGGCGTAGCCAATTGTTAATACACATAGCGGTAACGCCACATTCGGTAGCAATAGTCTCCATATTTTTACCATGCTTTACATATTGTGCATTCAACCACTCATAGTCTTTATACAAAGGCTGTGAGTCAGTAGGTATGATAGTAATAGTAACGTCATACCCGTCAATCATTCTTTTGTTTTTTCCTAATTCTAATCCTGTTATTTCTAAATCCATTTAATCACCCCAAGTTACTTGCTTGGAAAATAAAGTCGCCATCACCTAATGTAATTAGCATTCTGATACCCTGTCCTTCGGGTCTAAAGTCAAAGAAGTAAATACTTGCTGTACCTGTCAATTCTTTGAAAACGTATTCTAAACCACCCATATAAACTGCCTCGAAAACATCCTGTGGTTTTGGGTCAATTTGAGATATAGTTTTACCTTTAAGATTCTTACCTACTTCAACACATAACCCTCTATCATCAGAAGTTACTGTGTATAGGTTGTATCTTTGGTTGTTCATATTATCGCACCTAAATGCTTCATACAAAGTAGTAGTGTCTATATTCTCCCACGAAGCAAACGGCCTTCTTTTAGCACCACTATTAAGCATATATGTTGTATCAGTCAAGTCTATCTTTGTAGCCAACCTAACAGATTTCGCTTCCCACTCTGCTACATTAGAAGATGTGTGAGGAAATGCTAGAGCCTTATCAGAAGAGGTCATAGTAGTTTGTTTGTTAGATGATTTTAAGATAATTTTATCTTCACCAATTTCTAATCTAATAACTCCACCATGATATTTTAAAACACCCAAGAAAGCGTCTATATCAGATATAGCAAAGTTTCCTGTACCGGCACAAGGTATAGATAATAATGTTAATGACGACAACCCATCCTTGACGAGAGAGCAAGCAGTAAGTCTACTACCTACTGCTCTCATCATTAAAGAATGAACCTGTGGCGATACTTTGCCCGAAACATTTTGTTTCCTTTGAGACAAAGTTAGTAACCATGTCAAGGAATTACTATCAACAGTAAGCATATAATCACTCCATGAAAGGTAATCCGAACCACTCTACATTACCGTTAGATACTTTGAGTATGTCATGTTTAGTACCAACCTTTTCTATGTTGTTACCTTTCATTTCTTCGATAGTAGCACGAACAACCCACTCACCATCGGCTAAGTTTCTATCACCTTCGACACCTGCTGCGGGGTCTGCTTTCTTCATGTATCGGTTTAGGAATACTTGTTGAGAAAACTTTCTCATAGTGCCTTTCTCCCATTCCGGTCTGAAACCAACAGTCATTAGTACTTTCTTACCTGTACCGTCATCCATAAATTGCGATACTGCTTTTAAGTGAAAGGTAAAGTAAACCTTAGCAACATTAAGACTGTGTAAACGTGTCAGAATATTTCTGTATAGACGGTTTCTCTCTCTCCATTCTTTCTGATTGAATGTACCATCTTCCGTTTCAATGACACCACGACTTAGTAGTGATGCTCTCATAGCGTGTTCACACCATTTTAGGAATGTTGAACCACCGTCAAAGATTACACCACCTACTGATTCGGGGTCATTCTTAACTTTCTCAGCAAGAATGTTGACGTACCATGAAGTCTTATCTAACAACGCTTTGTAATCTACGTTGTTATCTTCGTCAAAGATAGAATCATCCGTCTCATCATGTAAAGGCAACACCACTATATTAGAGGCATCGGGGAACACATGGTCTACTGTTGATTTAGCCGAGTTATCTATATCGAAAATATAGATTGTTTTACCTGCTTCTATTTCATTTTTCAAGCATGATAAAGCCAATCCCGTCTTAGCAGTATTCTCATGGCCTACGAAAGCAGCCCTGTGAGTAATCGCTTTGATAGTGTTATTCTCAAAGAGATTTTTGTAATAACTCTCATCGAACCTATTTACAGGTTCGGCAGTCTTTTGTTTAGTCGTAGGTTTTGCTTGTGTTCCCCATGCGCTCATATATATTCCTCTAATTATTAGGGTTATAAACTTTCAGTTAGTATCGCTGCATCAGTCATAAGAAGTAATGCTGCTACACTAACAGCAGATTCTAAACTGTTGATTGTTACTTGTACGGGGTCAATAACTCCATCATTAAATGCGTTTCTAACCTCAGTAGTTTTACCGCAAATATATTGTTTGTATGTATGTATAGGTATTTCGCCCGTGTTATTACCTGCGTTCTGTATTATTGTAGTTATGGGTGCTAATAGCCCAAGATTAAATAATTTTTTGATATGAAAATCAACATCTTCGGGATGTTTAGACAATTTCATTCTAGCGAAATATAATGCTGAACCACCACCTGCGACCACGCCACCATCCATAGCCAAACGACAAGCGTTTACTGCGTCATCCACACGTTCTTTTCTTTCTAGTTGTTCGACCTCAGATTTACCACCGACATATATCTTAGATATACCATTAGTCAATCTTGATATACGGTTGTTATAGTATTGTTGCATCCAATCATTAGTTGCTTCTTCTTCATAAGAAGTCAAAGAATCTAGGTGTTCGTTTAATTCATCAGATGCTTCTCCACTCGCTGTAATTATAGTAGTCAAAGCAGAAGCCTGTATTTTATCACATGAGCCTACATCAAATGAAGTTAGTTTAGTGATAGATTCTCCTAGAGAAGTCTTAAACAAAGTACTCTTTGTAACTAACGCTATATCTTCTAACCACGCTTGTTGTTCATCCGGCATACCGGATGGCTTAACTAATAATGCGCTTATTTTACCCTGTGCTATGTTGACTAAAAGATTCTGTAACGCTTGATGATTAAAGTCAGTACAGAATATAGCGATAGGTTTGTTGTCTTTGACTGCTAATTCTAAAGCAGGTATCAAAGCATTGAACGTCTCAATCCTTTCGGTTGTTACTATAACCATAGGGTTATCTAAGATGCACCTAGCCTTCGGACTATTTATCATAACATTGTGTGCGTAGCCCGATAGAACCTCTAATCCCTGCACATCTTCTGTGTATGTTTCAAAGGTAGGGCTTTTTTCTATGGTAATAGTACCTTTACTACCTGTCTTGTCCACAACATCCGCTATTAATTTACCCAATACAGGGTCATTATTAGCAGCGATAGTAGCCACATCTTCGATAGAGAAGTCATCGGTCTTGATATCGTTAAGATAATCTATTGTCTCTTCTAAGTAATAACCCAAAGCGTCTCTAATGACAATAGGACTCACACCTTGTTCTATTAAGGTAAGAGAACCATTACACAAAGCCTGTGCTATAAGCGTAGCAGTAGTAGTACCGTCTCCCGACTTCTCCTGTGCTTCGCTAGCGACTTCTTTAAGTAAGTCTATACCCATTTGTACGTAAGGGTCTGCATCATTGATAGCCCTAGCAACAGTAACACCATCATTAAGAATTACAGGCATACCACTAGGATTCTGAATGATAACTGTCCTTGCATTTACCCCTAAAGTACCCTTGACTGCGTTAGCAACCTTGTTCACACCTTTGAGTAATTTACTCTTTGCTTCCATTCCTGTTAATATTGTTTCCATAAAAATACCTCACAAAAAGTCCGGTTCTTCACCGTAGTATTCTTCTCCACCTATGTAGTAAGGTACTTCCTCAGCATCAAACGCTAAGATGTTGTCATAATGCATACAAACTCTGCCGTCATCCAATGTCATCTCTATCTTATCACCATTGAATAGTACGGTGTCCCCGCACCCTATTTCTAGGGGTACGAGAGAACCTACACTATCAACAATATATTCTTTTGCGGTAATAAGACCCGATGTACTGATTGTTTCAGCCATCTTAAGGATAACGTATTCTCCTACGGCCTTCATTGTTCCCACCCATCGTTTTCCACGACAGGTTCGACCATTTGAGGGATGATGTCGAAGGCATACCAACCATTGACTGATAGCCTATCTTCACCTTCTCTACTTCTCCAAGCCCCACCTAGTAGTAGCATCTTTGTTCCTACTGCAAAGTCAATTTCTTCATCACAATATACGTCAACCGTACCTGCCATAGAAGTCATATCAGTATCGGCACACACTAGAATATATCCACCGTTGTCTCTTGGGTCTATGTGTATTACTTCTGTAATTACAGCACAATTTCTATCCCACCAACCGTCTTTACCGTTGTATGTGTCGTAGTATGTACCTAAGTGAGACAAACCTGCTAATAGATTCTCTTCACCAATCAAACCACCGATGATGTCAGTAGGCGAACCATCGAAAAGGTTAGCCAAAGAAGTATCAACAGTAGGTACTGAAACGTCTGCATTTAAGTAACATCTATCATTATTACCACCCTTCATAGGGATAGTTAATGGAGTAAAAGTTGGGTATTGCCTATCAGCAGCCGCACCATTACCACTTACTTTAAGTATTTTTAAGGAATCATTAGTTCCTTGTTTACGACCATAGAACAATGATGTTCTTTCTCTCTCATCTTGGGGGCGAGGCGCACCATATTTGAAGTTAGCATCACCGGATGGGAATGTAGGGTTGGTTTTGTCCCACACTACATAGAAATGTGTATTACCATCTAACATCATTGTGTGTTTTGGTAAAGTAGATGTATCAGATTCAGTACCCATGCCGAACATTTCTGCCGCAAGTCTTGTGTATGTACCGTCATTATTATCTTCAAAGATAACAACTGCCCCACTATCAATCAGTACTTGACGTACATCATCAGTAGCAGTCATAAGTTGATTCTTCATCTTATTGTATAGGATTTTACCCCACTCTTTAGGTCTAGGTACGGAAATGAACATACCCTCGAAAACATCCGAGCCTGTTCTACGTAGTTTAGCAGATTCAGAAGATATTTGTCGGCCTGCGACTCTTAGTGCGAGTACCGCACAATCTTCATCAGAACGACCTGCATTTTTCCACGCAGCCCCCTGTTCTACAAGGACTTCATCAGCCCTACTTTGCACCATTTCCGGTGCTACGTTCAGCGTTTTAGCAATATTTTCTAGCATTTGGTTACTCATTTTGTGTACCTCTGTTGTTTTATCGTGTCCATTAATACGGTTATAAAGAATGCGGTTGAATCAACATTCTCAAGAAATTACCCTTGACAATATCTTCATCAATCCCACTCATCAAATCTCTCTCGGCAGTTATAGCCGCATCAATGACTGTCATTTTGCCGTTGCTACTAGCATCGGACTCTATTGCGTAATCAAATACGCTTCTTATGGTCTGCTTTACATCATTGTTACCGAACAACTTCATAGCATTAGTGAAATCTTTCTCACGGAAACATAGAGTTAATAGAAACTTACTATCAAACTCTTTTACCGTTAAACTATGTACGAATGCTTTTCCTTTCTCTTCACCTAAAGAATCATAAGCCTGTAAAGCATTGATAGCATTTCTCAAATCACCACTATGTGCTTCACAAATCATACGAAGATGTGCGTCTGTTATAATCACATTTTCGGCTACAACAATCTGTTGTAGTCTCTTGAACATTTCATCTATCTCTATGGGTCTAAACTCTAATGTCCTACATCTTGAACGTAAGTAAGGACTTACTTTTTCGATATTATTACAGGTAAGAATGAAAAGACCTTGTGCATTTTCTATCACACCTTTCAAAGCGCCCTGTGCTTCCGGTGTCAATTGGTCTGCTTCATCTAGTAGTATGTATTGACGATAGTTGCCGGAACGTGTCAAAGGTAACAACTCTTCTTCAACAAATGTTATACCTCTAGTTTTCTTAGAGGAAGCATTGAATATATGTAAGGGGTAGCCCCTTTCGTTGGCGATAACGTGAGCATAAGTAGTTTTACCGACACCTGCCGCCTTACTATGTAATAGAAGGTGTTGGTCGAAATTAGAGAAATTATTGTTAGCAACCATCTCATCGAATGTAGTAGGTCTGTATTTAGTAGCCCATGTTACCATAACATAAATTGTGTTTTGTTAGGGTTATAAACATTATCTTTGTAGTGATTCAATCAAGAAAGCATTGGCCGCATCAAACAAATGTAGAATCTCACCATGACTACTTCTACCCATGTGTTCGCCATGACTCTTCTCTGTGTCTAGTGCTATGACTAACCCCATCATTATACCTCGTAGGTATTCGGGATTCATCCTTTCTACAATAATAGAATCTATCTCTTCATCCTCATCGGGGTCGGTAAAGTAATCCAATACTGTTCTGATAAAATTACCTTCTGAAATATGTGCGGGAGAGAGTAAATACGACAGGTCGTGATTATGGTGGGTATGATACATGGCTGACAGAATGCTACTAATATCCTCTCGCATCATCTCCCCCATGTGTACCTACTCCGTTAGTGTGTTATGAATTATTCCTTACACAATGTAAACAAACACCCGAATCCGGTGGGAATACTCTTATCCTTCCACACCTGCATTGTTCTGCTTCTCTCCTTTGTGTAGGTGTCATCACGGTTGGAGTACGGCTATAAACTATATCATCAGAGGATTTAATCAACTCTCTATCTATGTCATAGATAAGATGACTAGCCTTTAGTCCTACGGCATTCTCTACCTTCTCACTACCGACAGGTATAATTTGAGGATTCTTAGATAAGAGAGCCGATAAACTGTGTGGTGAGGGTACTGCTCTCACGTTCTTATCACTAGAAAGTCTTTGTGCTACTGCTTCTTTAGTCATAGCCCCATGTTTCCATAGGATGTCTACGATAAGCCGACGAACCCGTCGGTTGTTTGCACTCATGTATAAATGTTATCACTATGGTTCTTATTAATGGTTTCCCATATCCGACCAAAATACACTATTTGCTAGATAATTATCTGCATCCCTTTGATTTATTGTTCTAGAACTTTCTCGTCGCCTTTCTATATACCCGTAATCTCTAAACTCATCAATCAATGCATCAAATCCATGAAGATATGCAAATAAAATAAAGGTAGGTAAAGACAATAAAAAAACTAATATTAAGAAAAGAAAAATGTCTATAATTATACCCATTCATCCGACACCTTCTTACGCTTGCGAGACGTATTGGTTACGGTTATAGAGTTGTCCTTTATAATCTCCCAATGTTCATCGTCATATTCAAACACATCGGGTCGTTCTTTTTCCTTTGTTTTCTTTTTAGGCCAATTAACTCTCATATTTTTAGGTTTAATCTTGTAAGTCAATAAAGCCCTAGAGTATTTTTCCGGTAATATTTGGTGTGTTTTCGCTAGACTGCGCCACACTTCTATGTCCACATCATTTTGTTTTAAGAAAGCAATAACTAGTGGTAGTGGCGTATCGTGCAACACCTTGCTCACTCTTTTTCTATCGTTCCATGTGAGTAAAGATTTGATAGCACCAAAATAATTATCTTTATTTTTTATGAGCAACTTGTCATCAACAACAACTAAATCCTCTATCTTTTTTGTTATCTTAGGTGCTTTTTCCGTAACAATAACTAACTTATTCTGTATAACAGGCGACCATTTCTCTATTTCTTTTACCCCAAACTTATCTGTATGTAGGATGTAAGTAATATTAGCCTGCGTAGGTGCAGTATCTAATGTCCTATACATGACAAGATATTCTCCTGTCATAAATGGTGTTGGGTCTTTTGTAAAAATTATAATGTCTATACCCCCTTTCAATTTTTTTAGTCAATTTTTTTGTATTCATCTTTATAAATATTAACAAATGGGTCATTACCATATATGTAATTGTTTACTCTATCCATCTGCGTTGAAGATAACCCCCAAACATCTGCTATGACATTTTTGGCTACCTTGTATTCTGCATGATACCACACTATACCACTACTAGTTATGTACGCACTAACACCATCTTCGGCCATAGCCTCGACAAGATTAGGTATTTCTTTTTTCTCTAAAGTACGGGTTATCATCATACGTGTAGGTTTATTTCTCCACTTTTTAGGCATCATTCAACCTCCTTGTAATCCACATCTATAACGGGTGCGGATAGTGCATTTAGTTTCCTTTCTACACTATCTAATAATAAGTGGTCATGTCCTAGAACCTCAACCAATATTCTACTGATGTCTGACATTTGTAATTGGGCTAAAAGTAATTGTGAATCTACACCAATTTCTTTTTTCAATTGACCGACTAGTTTTAAGGAAGTATTAGCCTGCCCGATGAGCCTAGAAGCATCGGCAACGAACTCGGATGATATACCACCTTCTGCTTCCTTTCTTATTTCCAACTCATCCAAATAAGACTGAATCCTAGTAACAATATCCTCCGCAGCATCTAGTGTGTTGATAGATTGAGAACGTGCTTCTTCAACGTGCTTTGCCTCGCTAGGGTCGTACTCCATGTGATAATCCATGTGGTGCATAACCGTACCATCAGCCCAATTATATTTACCCTCAAGATACGCAGGTGAAGAGTCTCCTGTGTGTACTTCTAACTCCATCTCTTTACGGTTTTTGTGTTCGCAAAAATCACAAGAGCCTTCTAGCACCCATCGTAATACTTCTATCACAAAAGCATCATTCTCGTTATGCAATCTTAATTCAATCTCTCTCTTAGTCCTCATTTATTCAACTCCATCTAAATCATCACAAAATGAGCCACAAGGCTCAACATAAGGCTTCAAAGCCCATCCTCTTTTCGGGTCTAACTCATCAAGATATACACGATTACCGTTTCTATCTGTTATACAAGTAGCACCTATTTCTCTCTCCAAAGAAGCAGTCTTTTCAAACACTTCGGGAAAATCTATTCTTATCTTATTCCAATAACCCATACCGCCTTTGACACAACCTATACAGTTATTATTACCGTAACCTAACCTATACATTTTTGGTATCTCTATACCGTTACTCTCCATTATATTGAAGCAATCTTCCTTTGTTAAATTACAGCCGATTAGCGGGAATAATGGGTTAGTATATGGATATTCTTTGTGAAATCTTTCTGCTCTTTTGTACTCTCTTGGTGAACAATCGAAGCCGAACACTTGGCCTTCATAATTATTTTTGAAGTCAACCTCATCTTCCCACTTCTGCCTAACCTTCCTCTTTAATATTTGAGTACAAGGCGCACCATAGGGGGAATTGATAAATCTTTTTTCCTCAAAAATAGAATAAATATCTTCGTGCTTTTCATCACGCAAAACTACAATCGGCTGCCCGAACCATTTCTCACATTCGGCAAAATATCTATCATTATCGGGATGATGATTTCCTGTCTCAAAAAATATAATTTCCACATCCTCGTATCTTTCTAGTGCTAATTTAGTAGCAACGGTTGAAGTAACACCTCCACTAAACCAACAGACAATTTTACCCATTATTCTTCCTCCTTGATGGCTTATCGTGTGATTTTTTATTTTTAACAGTTTGGTCGGTGTAGTCATAGAACGGGTCGCAATCAAAATAATTTTCATAATCCTCTAACGAACAACTAAAGGTTCTTGGTTTAGTATCGTGCTTCTTTATTATCGGGTGTCTTATCAACCTACTTTCTAATCTTCTCAAAGAGGTCGCTCTATTACTTATTCTATACAATTTACCACTTTTGAAAGTCATATGTTCAAAACATTCAGCAGCAGTACAGGGTGTAGTTTTACCTAAAAGATACCTAGCAGCACATTTGATACCATCGTTTTGTGTACTCATAGTTCTACGGCTCAATCTACCTTGTAGTTTTTTACTCATGTTTTATTCCCCCATTGTAGATTTTCTACACTTTCACTAAGATTACCAAAGCGGCATATTACACCCTTACGACCACGCCTTTTTACAGCAGGCTCATGCTCGGTGTACCACGTTTGCGACTCAAGGTTCTCTATAAGCCATCTCTTAGCGGATTGATAATCACCATTAGTAATCATCCTAGAAATCTCTTTGAGTAATTGACTCTTAGGAATATCCTTCATCCAAAATGCCGAGCGTATTAAGTCTAAGTCTGCATCCATAACCGTTCTTCTCATGGCTAGTGATTGGTTTAGTATTCCCGTTAAAGTATCGTCAAGTCTAATTATTAAAGGCTCTCCACCACGATATTCAGGCTGCATCATAGCATAACCAATACACAATCTTCTGAATAAATCTGCCTCAAAAGAACGTACATCCGGTCTATCAATCCATTCCATTATGTCGTCATCAAAGATAATTCCCGTAGGAGGATTTGCTACCGCAGTTTCTACACGATGTCTAATCCATGTCCTAATCTCTAGGTTTAGGTTCGCTAACATAGCCCTCTCATCAGCCTGCATATTGGCTTGACGATGTTGTGCAATTTTATATGCTCTCTCTTTTTCCGGTGTCATCTCTATATCTATGATAAAGAAACGTCTATCTAAACCGGAGTCTAATTCAAACCTAGCAGGCTGCGTACCCGCCCAAATAGAATATCTAGTGGTGTAATTTACCCAACCATTTCTCATGGCTTTTTGTAC